TAGAAGTTCAAGATTAGGTCCATTCATAAGAATTGAAGGATCTGGTTTATTAAGTAAGTTACGTAATCGTGTAGTTGCAACTTTTTTAGATAATACAAAGTCTGATTGGTTGCTAATGATAGACACTGATGAGCAATTAAGTGTACAAGCATTTGATAAGTTAATTGAAACTGCTCATGATAAAGATAGACCAGTTGTAGCAGGACTTTATTTTGCAGCTTGGGATGCAAATGAAAACCTATATCCCGTTCCTGTTCCATTGATCTTTAATGATACTACTAAAGGCTTTGCGCCTATAAATGACTACAAACGTAATGCAGTTTTTGAGATTGATGCTGCTGGTACTGGTTGCATACTAGTCCATCGTAGTGTACTTGAAAAAATGCGCGAAACAGCAGATCCAAACCAAGGCACAAACTGGTGTTGGTTTTGGGATGGACCTATAAATGGAGAATGGATAAGTGAAGACTTACTATTCTGCCGTAAAATTAAGCATTTAGGTTTCCCTATTTACGCCAATACAGGTGCCATATTGCCGCATCAGAAAAGATACTGGTTACATGAAGGACATCATACTGAACGGCAAAGTAATGAAGATATTTAAGAAAAAACAAACAGCAACAGCTTTGCCCGATTTAGAACGAGCAATGCAGCCTAAATTAGAGAAAAGGATAACGCATGGCACTAACAAACGCCTATTGCACCCTGTCGGATGTCAAAAATGCTCTTGCAATCGAGGACATCAATGACGATTTAGCTATAGAAGCTGCAATTGCTGCTGCATGTAGAATGATTGATGACTACACCGGTAGATTTTTTTACAAAGATGGCACAACTGCCGCACCTGTAGTTCGTTATTACACACCAAACGATTGGTGGGTCTGTAATACAGATGACTTTATTTCGCTTAGCGAAATTGCAACAGATGATAACTTTGACCGCAATTACACAACAATTTGGTCCGCAACAGATTACATGATAGAACCAATTAACAATCCACGTAGAGGTTGGCCTTATACACGAATTTTAGCCGTTGATCGATATCTTTTCCCTCGTTTATATCCTCAAACTGTAAAAGTAACAGGAGTGTGGGGATGGTCTGCAGTACCTTCAGAGATCAATTTGGCTGCACGTTTGCAAGCATCTAGATTGTTTATCCGCAAGCAATCACCGTTTGGAGTTGCCGGTTCTGTTGATATGGGAACTGTAAGATTAACTTCTAGACTAGATCCTGATGTTGAAGCATTGATCCGTCCACTTAAGAAGTTAAACGGAGTTGCATACTAATGCTACCAAGTAAAGTCCGAGAAGGATTAAAAAACAATTTACAAGAAATAGATGGACTTAGAGTTTATGATTTAGTCCCTGATGTAATTGTTCCACCATGTGCAATAATTGGTCAATTAGATCTTACATTTGATCTTAATAATGCTCGTGGTTTAGATCAAGCAAATGTAGATGTAATGGTTATTGTCCAGAGATTTTCTGAAAGAACAGGCCAAGACAAGCTCGATAAATATCTTTCTGGTTCAGGAGATTATTCAATAAAAGCAGCAATTGAATCAGATCGTACTCTCGGTGGAGAAGTCGATACGCTTAGAGTTACTGCGGCTCAATCAGGAGTTTATCAAGCTGCTGATGTTGAATATTTATCATACCGATACCAAGTAACTATATATGGAGATGGAGCATAATGTCATATACAATAAAATCCGATAATTTTGTATTCGGAAACAAGAAAAAAGGTGACCAAGTCACTCAAAAAGAATTGCTCGATGAAGGTTGCAACCCAGAAGCACTAGTCAAGGGTGAACATCTATCAAGTAATACACCAACCAAACCAGTAATAGAAAAAGGAGCGGACGAATAATGGCCCGTTTAGTTCTTACAAACGCATATATCACTATAAATGCAGTCAATCTTTCTGACCACATTGCAAGTGTTACTTTAACAACAAACGATGACGTTGTGGAAACAACTGCATTCGGTTCAACTGCTCGTACACGTGTTGCTGGACTTGGTGATAATTCAGTAGCAATTGAATTCCATCAAGATTACGCAACAAGCAATGTTGAGGCAACAATTTATCCACTACTTGGAGCTACAACATCAGTTGTGGTTAAGCCAAATGGAGCCACAACAGCAGCAGATAATCCATCTTACACATTCACAGCTTTAGTCTCAGAGTGGACTCCACTAAATGGAGCAGTTGGAGAGTTAGCAACTGCATCTGTAACATGGCCAATCAGTGGCGAAGTAACTAAGGCGGTAATCTAATGGCACGTATTGTATTAACTAACGTAGCAGTTACTTTCGGAACAACAGATATTTCATCTTATGTTACTTCTGTGACATTAGGATCTACTTATGATGTTGTAGAAACTACAGCTTTTGGCAATACCGCACGCACACGTGTGGCTGGACTTGCTGATAACAGTGTTGCTCTTGAGTTTAATCAAGATTACGCTGCAGGAGCTTTAGAAGCAGTTATTTATCCAACTCTTGGTACAGCAGTTTCAATTACTGTTCGTCCAGTAGCTGGTACATCACCTGCATATAGTTTTAGTGCGCTAGTTTCAGAATGGACACCACTAAATGGTGCCGTTGGTGAACTTGCAACTGCATCAGTAACTTGGCCAATCAGTGGTACAATCACTAAATCCTAATCTAACAAGGGGGAAATCATGGACGGTCTTGGAATCAAAGTAAAAACAGTTGATGGCAATGAAGTTAGTTATAAATTAACTCCTCGTGTCATTGTTGCATTCGAGCAGCAATATGGCAAAGGAATGCCTAAACTGCTTGGTGAAGAACAAAAGATCGAACACGTTTATTGGTTAGCATGGAAGTGCATGCAATCTAATGGCGTGATTGTAAAACCATTTGGTCCAGAATTCTTAGACACAATTGCATCTGCCGAATTGGATTCAGATGATTCTTTCGGATCCACCGAGACAGCTTAACGTATAACGTAGCAGCTATCTCGGTGGAAACTGGTATTTCACCCATAGATCTAATAGATGCACCTGAAGGAATACTTGAGGCTATTACTATTTATCTTAAAGAACGAGCAAAGGGTAAATAAGTGGAAGAAGACACACGGATTATTTTGACAGGCATTGAGCCAACTCTAAAAGCTCTAAAAGAGTTTGACAAGAAAGCTGTTGCTAAGTTTAACAAAATAGTTAACACTGAGTTAAATAATGCCGAAGGTGCTGCTCATCGTTTAGTTGATAGCATTCAAAGTAGAACTACAAATACTCCAATGCGCAATTGGAGACCAACAGCAGCAGTAAGTGGACGAACATGGGGCGGTGCTGGTTGGCCCGCTTGGGACACTAACACAATTAAAGCAGGAATTACTGTCTCAAAAGCACAACGACGTACTCGTAAAGATTATACAAGTAGTGCTGGTGCTTTGCTAAATACTTCTGATGCTGGTAAAGTATTTGAACTTTCAGGACGTAATAAAAAAAGTGGATCATTTATTGAGAGACTTAACTGGTTTGGAAAAGCTTCTCGTCTTGTTTGGAAAGTTGTAGATAAAGAAAGACCACGCATTGAAAAAGTAGTAGAAAAAGCTTTAGAAGACGCAAAACGTGAACTACAAAATCATCTTAATTCAGCGGGAAAGGTAGACTAAAATGGCAGTTGGTGCAGTAGTCGCCCGCATTCTTACACAATACTCTGATAAAGGTACAAAAGCCGCTGTCAAAGATATTGGCAAGATGGAAAAGAAGTTTGGCGACTTTGCTAATAGAACTGCAAAGAAGTTCGGTTTAGCTGCAATTGCAGCAGGAGCTTTTGCTGCAAAAATTGGCTATGACGCAGTTAAAGCAGCAATGGAAGATCAGAAGTCTCAAGTACTTCTTGCAAATTCACTTAGAAATACAGTTGGTGCTACAGATGCTGCAATTGCATCGACTGAAGCGTATATTACGGCAATGCAAGCAGAGTTTGGTATTGCAGATGACCAACTTAGACCTGCTCTTGCCGGATTAGCTGCCGTAACTGGAGATGTTGGAAAAGCTCAAGCGTTGCTTGGCACTTCAATGGATATTGCAGCGGCAAAAAATATAGATCTAAATACGGCATCAAAACTCCTTGCCAAAGCATATGGCGGAAACATTGGTGCACTTAAGAAGTTATTCCCACAGATTTCTGCAGCTACTGTTAAATCTAAAGACTTTGCAGCAGCAATGCGTGAGATTTCAGGTGAAACAAAAGGAGCTGCAGCTGCGGCAGCCAATACATTTGCTGGACAAATGGAAAGAATTAAACTTGCATTTGGTGAAGCATCTGAATCTTTAGGTTATAAGTTAATTCCACAAATTAAGTCATTTGCCGATCTTATTATTAACAAGGCTATTCCTGCAATTCAAAAGTTTGTAGATGAAAATGGCGATAAAATTGCAGCAGGATTTAAGACTTCCATTCAATATGGCATTGCTTTTGCAAAGTTAATGTACGATATGTTTAGTTTTGTTGCTAGAAATATCAAAGTATTTGCAACTCTTGGAGCTGTAATAATTGCTGCTTTCTTTGGAGCTAAAGTTGCTGGAGCCGTTGCTGCTTTAGTAACAGGTATTCAAGCAATTATTAAGGTCATGAAAGCACTTCGTACAGTTTCACTTGCATCTGCAGCTGCAACCGCATTAGCCACCGGCGGTATCTCAGCCGCAGCCGGAGCAGTAGCATTTGGAGTTGCTTTGGTAGGTATTGGTGTTGCAGCAAATAAGTTTAATAAAGATTCAGATAAAGCAGCCGACTCATTAGGCAAGTTTGAGTTTAATGCTAAAGGATTTTCTGCATCAGCATCAGATTATACTAAAGGCATAGAAGGAATGACTGGAGCAACAAACGGTCTTGCCAAAGCAACAGACGATGCAGCCAAAGCAAGTGAATTATTACTTAAACTTCGAAACAAGTTTGGACTAAAAGGACTTAAAGAGACTGATCCAATTACACTTGAAGCAATCCGTAAGAATCAAATCAAGCAAGCAAAACTTGGTATTTCCAGTCCAACGATCTCATTGTTAGCGTCTGCCGGACATGGAAACATTGCTAAGAACACAACTATGAATGGTGGAAACATCACAGTCAATGTTGCTGGTTCTGTTGTTTCACAAGGTGATCTTGTAAATGGTATTAAAAATGGTCTTGCAACTCTTATGCGCCGACGTGGTGGCAGTCAGTTTGCGGTGCTCTAATGCCAGCAAATGCACCTACACTTACAGTTTCATTTAGTAATGGTGGAGCTTTTACGGCTGTCAGTGCTGATCTTTTGCTATCTGTTGAAATCCGTAGAGGTCGTCAATATCAAAATGACTTTTTAGAAGCTGGAACCGCTGATGTTGTACTTAACAATCAGTCAGGTGCTTTTGATCCAAGCAACACATCAAGTCCATGGTATGGGATTTTAATTGCGGGAATGCAAGTAAGAATCCAAGGCAATTCGACAACAATTTATACAGGTTATTTAGAGAACAACGAAGTTAATCAAGGTATTTACCCTACAGTATCATTGACATTTGTCGATGGTCTTGCACAGATTGCCAAAGCAATCGCACCGGCATTAGCAACTAGTAATTTTTCAGAAGCAGCTTCCGCTAGAGCAACTAGAGCACTTGATCTTGCTGAATGGACTGGTGGGCGTAGTCTTACCGGAACAACAGTTATGCAAAAGACAAAACAAAATATGAGTTGTCTTGAAATGCTAGAACAATGTGCTAATTGTGTTGGTGGACGATTCTATGTAAGTCGATCAGGAGTTGCAACTCTTGTTCCATTAGCCGATAAGTTTAGTCGTCCAACTAGATTATTATTCAGTGACCAAGGCGATGCAAATAGTGTTGGTTACGATGGCATTATTACTAATCCTGGAACTGATTATGTTTACAATGAGGCAATAGTATTTAGAGGTCCAAAAAAAGCTCAAAAGACAGCAAAGTTTACATCTAGTGTTTCTACATACGGACTTAAGTCTAAAAAACTAGATGCACCTATACTAAATGAAACTAGTGCAGCAAATCTTGCTTTATATGCTGCTAGAAAAGATGCTGATGCTGTTGTATTAGCCGAACAAATAGATTTTACAGCAATTGGTATTGGCGCACTTGCAACCGATATGCTAGAAACAGAACTAAATGATCTTGTCCAGGTAAAGCGTTTAACTTATGATGGACGAAATATTACGATTGACTGTGTTGTAGAAGGATTAGCTCATTCTATAACTGCAGATAATTGGAGAGTTAGTTATTTTACATCCGTAGTTGACCCTTACACGATTACTATTTAGGGGGAGTAATGCCACTTTGTCCGCAAATCGTAATTACACCAATTACAGTTACTTCAACAGGCATGACTCAAACTTCTATCATTCCTATTGTTGCTGCAACAACAGAAGAAGTAGATGAACTTCAAGTTGAAATTGACGCTATTGAAGTATCTGTTAATGGTAAAAATCATATTTATAGACAAGCAACTGCTCCAGATGGATCTGTCTACCCATTAACTGAAGGCGACGTTTGGTTTGACACAGACGATGGAAACAAACAATACTATTGGACAGGCACAGCGTGGGTTTCAGTTCAAGATCTTGGAATTGCAGCAGCGGAAGCTGGTGCAGCAGCAGCCGTAACCGCCGCAGCAGCGGCAGCAGCAGCAGCGACAGCAGCGCAAACTACAGCAGATGGTAAAAATAAAATCTATAGGCAAGCATCGGCGCCGACTGGAACCTTTGTTGTTGGTGATCTTTGGTTTAATACTTCTGAAGATAATAAACCAAATCGATGGAATGGTAGCGCTTGGGAAGCTTATGGTTTTGGTAACCTTGCTATCGGCAACCTTGATGCTGGAAAAATCACAACTGGTTTCTTAGCTGCGGGTCGTATACAAGCAGCATCTTTAGATGCTTCCGTGCTTGTTGCAGGTTCAATTACAGCAGTAGAAATTGCCGCAGGTACTATTACTGGTGCAAAAATTGCTGCCGGAACAATTGTTGCTAGCAATATTGCAACCGCTACAATTACCGCTGATCAAATTGCAGGCGCAACGATTACCGCAGCAGAAATTGCAGCAAATACTATTACGGCAGACGAAATCGCAGCTGGATCTATTACTGTGGATCGTTTGACTGCTGGAACATTGACTGCTTTTACACTTAGAACTTCTTCTGGTGCACGTCGAGTTACCGTATCTGCTTCTACTAACTCAATTTCATTTACAGAATCCAGCTCAACTGTTGGACATATTGGTCCAGCTTCTGTTGATGGTATTGTGATGCATTACGGTTCAACGTTTAACCCTGCTGTGACAACTTATCCTAATGCTTATGTATCTTCTGGCGATGCTAGAATAGCCTATAGTTCAGGTATTTATGTCCAAGTTAGTTCAACGGGTGTTGTAATGAACGGAAACGTTTATACACTAGATGCTTTTTACAATCAAGATGCGTCAACTAGTGCAAATGCTGCAAATACTCGTATGGACACAGATGGTCGTACAAGACGAAGTACTGCTTCCAGTGCTCGTTTCAAAGAGGACATAGTTGATCTTTCAACAGTTGCTGATCTTAACCCAATTGGTTTATTAACTTTACCAATCAGAGCTTTCAAGTTTAAGTCTGATTATTTAGATGCAACTGATAACAGATCAGGAATTCTTGTACCTGGACTAATTGCTGAAGAAGTTGCAGAACACTATCCTATTGCTGCAGATCGTGGTGCAGATGGATTAGTTGAAAACTGGAACGAACGTTTTGTGATTCCAGGTATGTTGGCTTTGATTCAAGATCTAAACACACGTATCAAAACACTCGAGGGGAACGTAAATGGATAACGCAACAGAACTAGACATCAATGTTGTTATTGCTGTACTAAGAGAGCAGATCGGTCTGCTAGCTCTGGACAAAGCAATGTTGACGGCTAGAGTGGGGGATCTCGAAGCAAAACTCAAGGAGAAGAATGACTGTGAATGACTGGGCTGCACTAATACTTGCGGTCATATCTATATTAGGTTCGTTTGTAGTGGCCGTAAGGTGGCTAGTAAAACATTTCCTAAATGAATTAAAGCCAAATGGCGGATCTA